GTTACTCTAACCCACGTTGCTAGTACGGGTTTACTTTTGAATAGTACAAACGTCATTCAGTTCAATGATGCAAGTCAAAATATTGGCGCACCCAGTGCTACAGTTTTGGATATCAATGCTACAGACGAAATTGAACTTAATGCCACACTGGTTGATATAAATGCTAACCTAGATGTGTCTGGCACATACACTGGTGCAGGATTGATGACTACTGGTGGCAATATAGTTATTCCTGATGCTGGTTATATTGGTTCTGTGTCTGATACAGACGCAATTCAGATTGAGGCAGATGGTGATATTGTATTCTCACAAGATGTTGCCATTAGTGGCACACTTGCTGCAACTGGAGTAGTTACTGCTAATGCTGGTGTGGTTGTTGATAACTTCACCCTTGATGGAACTACTCTTGCTCTGTCTTCTGGTGATATGACTCTTGACGTTGCTGGTGATATTGTTTTAGACGCAGATGGTGCCCAAGTTAGATTTAAGGATGCTGGAACAGAGAGGTTCACATTTAATCTAGATGCTACTCCAGAATTAGATGTTGCTGGTGGTCATTTTACTATTCATCAAACTACTAGTGATGCTGATATTTTGTTCACAGGTAATGACGGCGGTTCTGCTATTACAGCATTGACACTTGATATGAGTGCTGCTGGAGCGGCAACATTCAATTCAACGATTGCTGCTACACCCACATCTACAACATTGATTAAAAACTCTTCTGGTACAACACTAAAAACGATTTTCGGCATCGCCTCAACGTAATAATAAAGGATAATAAGATATGGCATATCAAGCAATAGGGATTGGATCGTCAGCGAACGATGGTACAGGTGATGATCTTAGAACCGCTGGTGATAAAGTAAATGATAACTTTGTAGAGATTTATACTCTACTGGGTACTGGTTCTGCCCTGTCTTCTGGTATTTCTGCTACGAGTTCTGTCGTAACTCTTACTGCCCCACTTATTGCCACATCACTAAATCCATCAAGTGCAAATGGCGCAACACTTGGTTCTGCTTCTGCTGAATGGTCAGACTTGTATCTTGCCGATGGTGGTGTTATATATCTTGGTGCTGACCAAGATGTTCGTATTATTCACGATGCTGATGATGGTCTTCTATTAAAGACTTCTGCAACTTCCGATGATAATCCCTTTACCCTCATTTTACAGACAGGCGAAACAGACCTTGATGCAAATGATATTATAGGTTCTCTTTCTTTTCAAGCACCTGATGAACTTAGTGAAGGTGACTCTCGCTTAGTATCTGCTTCTGTTGATGCGGTTGCTGAAGGAACCTTTAGTGCTACAAACAACGCAACAAAACTCTCATTCAAACTAGGTGTAAGCGAAACTGCTACTGAAAAAATGTCTCTTAGTAGTGCTGGTCTTCTGACTATTGCTGATGACCTTGTTATCGGTGACGGCAAAACAATCGGTTCTAGTTCTGACCCCGATGCTATAACAATTTCCTCTGGTGGTGTTGTTACATTCTCACAATCGCCAAACTTTGGTCTAGATTTAACAATCGAAGATGACCTTTTCCTTGATAGCGATGCTGCCGTTGTTCATTTTGGTGAAGATGGTGACGTTACTTTAACCCATGTTGCTGATACTGGATTACTTCTGAATAGCACAATGGCACTTCAGTTCAATGATGCTTCGCAGTTTATTAACGCACCTTCTGCCACAGTTCTAGACATTAATGCTACAGACGAAATCGAACTTAATGCTACCTTGCTAGATGTTAATGCAAATATCAATGCTAGTGGAACTTACACTGGTGCTGGTCTTATGACTACAGGTGGTAACATTGTTATTCCTGATGCTGGAACAATTGGTTCTGCTTCCGATACGGATGCTATGAGCATTTCTTCTGGTGGTGTTGTAAACTTTAGTGTCAGACCTACCTTTGCCGCATCTGTAACAATTCAAGATGGCGGTTCAATTGGTTCAGCGAGTGACCTTAATGCTGTTACAATATCCTCTGGCGGTGTGGTTGCTGTAACTGCAACGACTGCTTCAACTAATGCAACCTCTGGTGCCTTAACGGTTGCTGGTGGTGTTGGTATCGCAGAAGACCTTAGTGTTGGGGATGATGTAAGATTGCTCAGTGATGCTGCTGTTATTTCCTTTGGTGCTGACAGTGATGTGACCCTGACACACGTCGCTGATACTGGATTACTTCTGAATGGCACGATGGCACTTCAGTTCAATGATGCGTCACAATCTATTAACGCTCCCAGTGCTACGGTATTGGATATTAATGCAACAGATGAAATAGAACTCAATGCAACTCTGATTGATATCAACGGTAATGTTCAAATATCTGGAACACTTGCACAAGCAGATACCGTAACAATGGCTACAAATAAAAAGATACAGTTTCGTGACACTGCT